GCCTACGGATGCAAAGCAAGCACAATGGGATGTTGCTTATAATAAAAGAATTGATACGGCTCAAATGCCATTGCAAATTGATTCTAATATTATTTCTATTTACCAATCTTCTCCAACTTCAAATGGTTATTTGTCAAGTACGGATTGGTCTACATTTAACTCAAAGCAAAGTCAATTAAACGGAACAGGTTTTGTTAAAGCGACAGGTACGACAATTAGCTACGACAATTCAACATATGTACCAACATCACGCACATTAACAATCAACGGAACTGCATTTGATTTGAGTGCAGACAGGTCATGGACAATTGCAGGTGTAATTAGTGGTTTAACTACAAACTATGTTACAAAAGCAACAGGTGCGACAACGATTGGGAATAGCCAATTATTTGACAATGGTACTAATGTAATTATTGGTGGAACAACATCATCAACATTCAAATTAGATGTTGTTGGTACTGCAAGGATACAAAATGATACAACAATAAATGGTGCAATAACAGGAAGTATTACAAGGGTTGTAACGGCTGCAAACTTTTTTAATAGTAGAACATTTAATATTACAAAATCAGAAGCATCGGGTGGAGTTAGTAATATTGTTCAATGGAATATGAATGATGATGCCTTTACTTATGGCTCATTTTTTGCAAATGATACACGAATTATGTGGAATAGAACTACATCAAATTCGGATGCTACATTTGTTTATTTTGCAAGACAAGATGCTAATCAAAATACATCAAATACAGGTTACGGATTTTATTCGGCAAATTTTGGTGCAGGAAGTTGGAATAGCTATACTCATTTTAGAGCAGGTATTTTTTATGGGCATAGTGGAATAACAACAACATATACCAATTGGACTGCATTTAGTGCAGGGGCACCACCAAATGTTACGAATGCTTATGGTATTGTTATTGATAGTTCATTAAATGGCTCAACATTAACAAGAGCATTAGATTTACAGGTTTCAGCAGGCACAGGAAAGTGGAATATTTATGCACAAGGGACTGCTAATAACCACATGGCGGGAAGTTTGGGAATAGGTAGTACATCATTAACTGATACCGCATTAAGAATCAATAAAACAATAACAGGTGGCACACGTTCAAATGCTATATTAGTAGAAAGTATTGTTCAATCAGATGTTACAGACCAAGCACGTTATTTTATGACGCAAATTGGTACTGCTGCTGCATCATTTACTACTACTTTTTTATATCATTATCGTGCAACACAAGGAACTATTGGTGCAGGAAGTGCAGTAACTAATCAATTTGGATTTATAGTTGAAAACTCATTAATAGGGGCAACAAATAACTACGGATTCTATGGTAATATAGCAAGCGGAACAAACCGTTGGAATATCTATATGAACGGAACTGCTAACAACTATTTAGCAGGTAGTTTAGGTATAGGTTCGACAGGTTTAAGCAATAACTCTCTAAGAATTAGTAAAAGTATTGTAGGAGGAGGTGGCACAAATGCTATTGCGTTATATCAAGAAGGAGTAATACAATCAGATGTAACTTCGGATGCAAGATATTTTGATACATATGCTCAAATACAAAATACTGTATTTACTTTAACAAGTTTGCGTCATTATCGTGCAGGTTCTTCAACATTCGGAAGTGCTACAGTTACTAATCAATCAGGATTTGAGGCAGCATCAACTTTAAATGGTGCTACAAATAACTATGGTTTTAGGGGATTAATTAATGCACAAGCAAATGCTTGGAACATTTATATGGATGGTACTGCCAATAACTATTTGGCAGGCAGTTTAGGGATTGGTACTACATCTTTAACAGGTGTAAACTTAAATGTTGTAAAAAATATAACAGGTGCAGTTAACTCTAATGGTATTCAATCAGCAGGTGCAATTCAGAGTGATGTAACAACAGCAGTAAATTATTACACCACATTTGCTTCAACGCAAGCCACTACATTTACATTAACTAATTTACGCCATTATTACGCATCACAAGGAACTATTGGAGCAGGTAGTACAGTAACAAATCAATATGGCTTCTTTGCTGATTCAAATTTAATTGGTGCAACAAATGACTATGGTTTTTACGGAAACATAGCAAGTGGTACAGGCAGATGGAATTTATACATGAATGGTACTGCATCAAATTACATGGCAGGTAGTTTATTATTAGGTGGAACTGCTGATGTTGCATCATCTATGCTAACAATGACATCAACAACAAAAGGTTTCCTTCCGCCACGAATGACTGCAACACAAAGAGGTGCAATAGCATCGCCTGCCGAAGGATTAGTTGTTGTTCAAACAGATGGAACACAAGGTTTATATATTTACATCGGTGCTGCATGGCACGCATTAACAATGTTATAAAAATAAAAATATGCCGAATTTAGCTAACATATTAGATAATATAATTTCAGATAGTGGAATTGATGTAAATACATTACAGACTGATATTACATTAACCACAACAGGATCAAGTGGTGCATCAACATTTATTTCAAATGTATTGAACATTCCTAATTACACATTAAGTGGATTAGGTGGCGTGCCAACAACAAGAACATTGACAATCAATGGCACATCATTTGATTTATCGGCAGATAGAAGTTGGACAATTAGTGCAGGTGTTAGTGGTAGTGGTACAACAAATTACCTTTCCAAATGGACAAGTGGTACAGCATTAGGTAATTCATTGATTTTTGATGATGGAACAAATATTGGAATTGGAACAACATCGCCAAGTGGAAAACTACATGTTAATGGCAGAATTTATGGTGTAACCACATCAACATATACTGATTTTAATTCAGGTGGATTAATATCCTATGGGGCAGGTAGCACTACACAATATATCCAAGTTGGATACGATACAACAAATAGTTTTGGTTGGATTCAATCATTAAACACAGGTGTAGCATATAATAATTTAATTATAAATGGTGCAGGTGGCAATGTAGGAATTGGAACAACATCGCCAGGCGGGAAATTAGCCGTTACAGGCGATATTTTATGCGACACAAATATCAATGCTGCTGCATCGTATTACATACAAGTTAGGAAATCAAGAGGTTCAGTTGCAAGTCCAAGTAATATTGTGGCAGGCGATGTTGTTGGTGGTTTATTGGGATTAGGTTATGAGGGAGGCTCATATAGAAGTGGTGGTGCAATTCAATTTAATGCAGAATCTGTTTCATCGGGTGCAGTTCCAATGAGTATTAGATTTTATTCAGGTGGTGGTGTTTCGGCAGGAACTGAAAGTTTGAGAATTAATTCAAACCGTACAACATTGTTTTTTGGGGACATATTTACCTATGTAAACGGAGGCATATTTTTCCAAGGCAATGGAACTTATGGTAGTGGTATTTATTCAAGGGATTCAGGATTAAATTTAATTTTGCAAGCAGGTAGTGCAGAAAGAGTTAGAATAAATTCATCGGGCGATTTACTTGTCAATAGAACAACAGCAGCATATACATCAACAGGGATGACACAGGTGTCTGTTAATGGATCAAGTAGAGGTGCATTATCTTTGACATACACAGGATCATCAAGCACAGGGATAATGTGGTATGGAAGTGAACAAATTGACATTTACAATACATCAACAACAGGAAGCATTAAAGTTTATGCAAATACGAATGGTGTAATTTTAGGAGTAAATGGAACATCATGGTCATCAGCATCAGATGAAAGATTAAAAACTGATATTTTACCAATTAAAAATGGATTAGAAAAAGTTGCATCATTAAGAGCAATCACAGGAAGGTATAAAACAGACAAAGAAGGCACAAGTCGTTCATTCTTAATTGCACAGGATGTTCAATCTGTTTTGCCGGAAGCCGTTTCAATCAATCCAAGCGATGGACATTTAAATTTAAGTTACACAGAGGTGATCCCATTATTGGTGGCAAGTATTAAAGAATTAAAAGTACAGGTTGATGAATTGAAAGCTAATAATCGATAAATTTGTGCAAATCAAATCAATAAATACAATGACAAAAACTTATTTAGAATTATTCGTGTTGGCAGGTGCATTAAATCAAAATGTGCAAGATGGTAAGACAAAAGGGCAAAAGAAATTAATGAAAATTGCCGAGAGAGTTAAACCATATTTGGATGTTTACAATGAAAAAGCGGATGAATTGAGATTGGACAATGCATCAGTTGACAAGGATGGTAATTTGGTGCTGAATGAAAAAGGAGGTTATCAATTTACAAAGGAAGGCGCAAAGAAATTAGCAGATCAATCAAAGGAATTGAATTTATCATCATTTGATTATGAGCCAATTAAAGTAATTAACCCTGAAGGATTAGAAAATTACACATTTTTATCAGGATGGGTTGAAGGTGTACAATTTAAAATAACAAAAGAAGAGGATGTCGAACTTTAAAAATATCAATCCAAGTGATTGCACATACATTTGGAATATTGTTCAATTAGAATGCGCACCAAATTACGAAGGTATGCAGGATTATGTTGTCACAGCACATTGGAGATATGGCGCACAATTTGAATCATATTACACAGAAATTTATGGCGCACAATCATTTGCAGAGGTTCCGGGGCCGGATTTCACACCATATGCTGATTTGACTGAAAGCCAAGTAATTGGATGGTTGGAAGGTGTTTTGGATGTACCACAAATGCAGGATCAATTGGCGCAATCAATTGAAAATTTAGTAAATCCGCCTGTAATTGTATTGCCATTGCCATGGGAATCACCAAATCCGTAATTGAATGGTTTTTAACGGAACAAACATCATCATTTATGACAATGATATTGCCATAGGCCATTCGACAAATGCATCATTGCAAATGTCATTGGATGTGGCTGAATGTTCCAATAAAAATTCCGGTGGATGGTATGAAGCCATTGCCGGCAAAAGAACGGCCAAATTACGATTGGAAGGATTGGTTGATTATTCAGATCAATTCAATTACGAAGAATTGGTAAATCTATTGATCACGCGTAAATATACAAAATTTGTATTTCAGGGCGCATCAATGTTTTATTTTGGTGGTGGATATGTCACAGATGTTGAACAGGTTGCAGAGGCTGAAAATGCTGTTTCATATGGTGTTGACATGATCATTGATGGCCGTGTTTATTTCGAGCCAAGATTGCCATGGAATTTGGTTTTCACCAATTGGGAAAATGTAAATATCGCGTGGCAAAATGTGTAATGATTTTATTTATATTTGTCAAAAATAAAACGGAATTAATTAACAAAAAATATGGCAACATCAGGAGTATTTAACGGCACCAATCTATTGTTGAAAGTAGAGGGAACAGTAGTAGGTCACACAACATCATGCACATTGTCTGTTTCAAATGACATGGCAGATGCAACAACAAAGGATTCGCAAGGTTGGTCGGAATCATTGGCAGGATTGAAATCAGGTGAAATTTCATTTGATGGATTGGTTGATTATTCTGATGCTAACAATGCGGAACAATTATTGGATTTCTTAATTGCGCGCACACAGGTAACATGTGTATTTGGTACAGCGGCAACAGGTGATTCAATTTATACAGCAGAAGGTTTCATTTCATCATTAGAGCAAACAGCAGAAATGGAAGCAGCGGTTACATTCAGCGGAACAATCACATTGACAGGTGCAATCGCTAAAACGGTTAATGCCTAACAATTCATAAAGTGCTAAAAAAATCCCTACATCATTAATTTGGTGTAGGGTTTAAATGTTTAAATCTAATCATAAATAAAATGCAAGTAAACGACAAACGCGGTTATTGCCAATTAGAAATTGGCGGTAAAATTCGCACATTACATTTTTCAATGAATTTTTGGGCGGCATTTGAAAATGCAGCAGGATTTTCAATTTCTGAAATTGATAAAGTATTAGGTGCCGGATTATCATTGACAACATTGCGCGCAATGATTTATGCCGGGATCCTTGCATATGATCAAGAAAACAAACAGATAGTTGATTATGATCAATTTGATGTCGGAAATTGGATGGAGGATGTAAATCAGGATCACATTCAATTAATTGTTGACACATTAATGCAATCAAGAATTTTGGGCAATGATCTAAATGCAGGTGTGCGCAGAAATGTTGAAAAATCAACAAAAAACCCAAAGCCGAAAAACCCCTAACATGGGATTCCATGCTTGATTTTTATATCGGGCAGGTTGGAATTTCGCCGGATCAGTTTTGGATGAATACATGGAAGGAAAACGCGTTGTTAGGGGAATCATGGAGTGTAAACATAAATTTGCATTGGGAGATGCACAGATTCGTTTCAACAATGATTGTGAACAGCCAAGCGAAAAAACGATCTCAAATCATAACACCTGATAAATTATTTCCGTTGCCACAGGATGTTTATTTGGATAAGGGATCACCAAAATCATCAAAGGAACAATTACAGGCATTTTTAAAACAAATTGAAAAAAGCCAATCCAAATAATGGGTTGGTTTTTTCTTTAATTTTGAATCATGGCAGAAAGAGAATTACGAATAAACATCAATGGCGATTCCAAAGGATTGAATCGCGCATTATCTGATGCACAAAAAGAATTATATGTGTTCAGTAGTAAAATGAAGGACATTGGTCAAACTTTGTCATTAACAGTCACAGCACCATTAGTTTTGGCCGGAAGGGCAGCAATTAATTTTGCGAAGGATTTTAATGAATCATTGAACAAAGTTGATGTTGCATTCAAATCATCGGCCGGAGAAGTTCAGGCATTTGCGAAAACAACATTGCGCGCATTTGGTATTGCGGAAGGTACAGCATTAGATATGGCAGCCAATTTTGGTGACATGGCCACATCAATGGGATTAAGTACAAAGCAGGCAGCAGACATGTCAAAACAATTGGTTGGATTGGCAGGTGATTTGGCATCGTTTAAAAATATTTCAATTGATGTTGCCAATACAGCATTGACAGGAATTTTCACAGGTGAAACAGAATCGTTGAAGCGATTAGGTATTGTGATGACAGAACAAAATGTTGAAATGTGGGCATTCCAAAATGGAATCAAAAAAGCATTCAATGAAATGTCACAGGCCGAAAAAACCATGACACGATTCCAATACATCATGGCGATGACAACAAATGCGCAAGGTGATTTTGAACGAACAGGTGGTGGTGTTGCCAATCAAATGCGAATTTTGGGTGAATCATTAAAACAAATTGGAAATGAATTTGGACAGGTAATGTTGCCAACAGTTAATAAAATCGTTAAAGCCATGAACGGATTTATTACAAGTTTATCAGCAACATCTGATGGCACAAAAACATTG